CAACCATATTTGAGCTTCCATCGTTCTTCAATGTTTGTGCCAGAGACTGTCCAAACATGTGCGTCATTATTTTTCATAGCGACACCTCCTTAAATGAAATTATAACTCTTGATTTTTGTGAATAACGTAATATGCTAACACATCGTTAGTTGAGCCTATAATGCTTTTTTCTCTCAATTGAACGATATAGTATTCGTCGGGAGTGCTAGTGATCGCCTTGGCTGCTGCTGCCTCCTCAAGCGTTTTGTATCCTACGCGGATTACGTTAATCATCGCGCGCTCTTTATCTTCAGTAGTAAAGGTGGTCAAAGTATCCTCCGAAGTTTGTAACCAGCCGTAAAAAGGAATGGGTTCATACATGTATCTCATTCCTCGCTTTTTCCATCGCATTAGCGTATTCATACGCGGTCTTTGCGGCAGACTCAGGGTCTTCACCTTTGAACGTAACGATGATCAATTTGAGTATTTCTAACGCTATAAAATCTTTTCTTTGGCTGTCAGTCATATCATTTCTCCACGCTAATGTTTACATTCTTGATAGCTTTCAAACCGCTATCGACTGCTTGAGCTACACCGCTAACACCATATGTAGCTACAAAGAAACCTATTACTATTCCGATTATTAAATTAACCATTTCTACCTCTCCAGAGTTTATAATGTTGGTAAGTGGACTGCCACCAGCGGATAGGCTTTTTTCGCCCAAAATTCATGCGAACCTTGAAAGCCTCAAAACGATCATATCTGCCATTCATATAAAGCGAAGCTCTTCTGCGTGTTGCTAAAGCATTACGATCGTGCCTTGCTCTAAATATCATAGACCCTCCTTAATCAGTTCGTCAGTCAATTGATCAAGTAGTTTTCTAGCTTCCTCTACATCTCTGAGGCTCGGCTGTTTAGCGAAACAAATCCAAACTCCATTCGCTACAATCGTGAACTCAGATTTCTTTACTTGCTCAGCTATCATCTTCTTTCTCTTATTAAATATAAAGCCATTAGTGCTGCTTCGGCTCTGCCATCATCCTTTTTACGCTTGAATAGCTCAGATTTACTAGACCAAGTTCTCATCGCGAGTTCCCTAGCCCCATCCTTGCTTGAATTAACCTGCATACGCTTCTTCCAGACAGCTGGCGTGACAAGGTTGTAGGGTATATCTAAACCTGCGAGAACCCCCTCTAATACCCCGAGAGACCGACCGAAAGAGAACATTGACGTTACCCCTTGATTCGGCATAGCGTTTACCTGCTCGATTAGACCTTCTATACGTTGATCTTTGAAAAACCTGAGCTCTGAAACGATGGACTGAGGGTTTACCCTTTGTTTCTTTGATTTACCCGTAATTACCTCTAGGGTAGGCATGTCAAATATCTGAACGATATCCTCATTCTCGTCTAGAACGGCTAGAGCACCGCTGATTCCTGGATCAATACCTAAGTAGTATCTCATCTATTTTCCTTTCTGAGCGTAGTTCTCGCAAGCTGCAAGCTGAGCATTGAGCGTTAGGGTTTGATTCTTTAGAGTACAGAGCCAGTCACCATTCGTGAACGGCTTTGAATGTTCACAAGAACGGCAAGTTTTGATAGGGTCTTTCTTCTCGTAGCAGACTTCTTTGTAATCACACCAACGACAGGGATAACCCTCGTAGTTCTCACCGATACCTGCTGGTTTCAAATCGGCTTCAATCAGGAGTTTGATTCTAGCTAATATGTCATTTTGAACATCATAGTCAGGCTTTATACGTCTTACGTAGTATTGCTCGGTATCTTTGTTCAGCGCGATATAGAAGCCTCGCTCCATGCCTGTCATCAACATTCCCGCTTGAACTTGATAATAATGCGATGGTTTAGAGTTAGCTAGACCATTCTTATCAAGATCAGCGAACGATTTCGCGTTATGAGTTTTCACCTCAAGAACGTGCGGTGTGTCTTCGGCTCCAGGAATACCCTTGATGATTCCGTCAACTTTGACTACAAAGTGTTTGCTCTCATCGGTGTAAGCGAACTGAAGGCTATTCTCATACTCGTCCCAGACTGAAAATCCAGCTTTTCTTAGATCAGCGATGATGCGCTTTTCCTGAAGGTTGCCTGTTTCAAATAGCCTGAGCATTCTTCCATCGAATGAGGGGTTATCGTAGCCTCGCCAAGAGAGCCAGATTCTACGAATACAATCATCACCGATACTAGAAGCACCGAGCCTTGATAACCTGAAAGCGCGTTTGGTATCTTTCTCTATAGCTTCATAGATTCGTTGAACGACTTCTACTTCTTGAACAGGAATCGGTATTGAGATTGGTTTTTTAGTCGCCATTAAAATACTCTATATCTTGGAATACATTGAATGTCTATGATGATATCGGAAAGCATTCCCGATACTCTTCGTTTACTCATGACAGGTGAGGCGCGCATCCCCGCGCTTTCACAATCCATGGTTGCTTGAATGACTTCTTGACGACTCATCTGTTGAACCTGAGCGTCATAATGCAACGTCACAACAGGCGCATTGATACCCATCGGTACATGCGTAGGTGGTGCAGAACCACAAGCCACAAGACCTAGAGTGCTGATTACGATTATTACCTTTTTCATAATTATTCCTTTAAAGGTGGGGTACTCGCGCGACATGAGTGTGAAGCATGTGAAGTAACGAATGCGCTTTCCCCCAAAAACTACGCTTGATTTTTCAAATACTCATCAGCTAGGTTAGCAGCAATGCGGTAAACATACGAAGCATCTGTCGTTTGAACATTGCCGTTTGCAGCTAGCGATATCATAAATTGAAATATGAGTTCATTTCTTGTGGGCATATTTTCTCCTTAATCCCATGGGTTCTTTTTCTTTTCACCTTTGGCTGGTTTAGCCTCTGGCTCGTCCTCTTCAATATCCATCAAAGAGGCTTGCGCTTTAGGTTTCGCTGGAGCACTGCCTTCCATTACGTAACCTACGATGCGGTTTTTATCCGCGTATCCGTCTTTACCCTTTTCAATATCAACGGAAGCTATAAACTTACGATCTAAGAGCTCGTCAAAGCTGGTAGCGTTAGGCTTACCGCAGGCTTTCGCCCAAGAGGCAACTTGCTCACGACCGATCTTCTGAGCCTTTTCACTGCTGTTGTGAATGTTGAAGTTGTTCCAGATCTTACGACCATCAAACTGACCACCAACAACTTCAAACGTAGCAGCAATCATCTCACCGCCAGACTTTGTATCCTTTGATTCGGCTTCAGTACACTTGATGGTGTACTCACCTTTAGGGATAGGGCTGTAATCACGAGTGCCAGACGACTCGTACTCTTTTAAATCAAATCCAAATCTAGACATGGTAAATCTCCTTTATTAAGATACAACGGGAATATGCTTGACTATCTCTTCGTATTTCATTTCGAAAGACTCAGGACAGCTATAACGATTTTTAGCGATAAACGCAGGGTTTTCAACAACATGAAGCAAGCGCTCCCCAGTTGTGATACCGCGATTGACAGTATTGTTGAAACCTACATCAGACTTCTTGACGATAACCTTGAATCCTGCGTAGGCTATCACATCACACCACTCTTGTAGAAGAGCATTGCAACGATTAGGTAGCTTAGGCGAGAAGCGGTCATAGGGTTCAGTCAGCGGATTCTCGTAGCGAACTACGTTTGAATGCGCCAAAAGAATGATGTTCATCGCACGCTTACGACGTAACGCGTCTAAACCTTGCAAGATCTCACGGAAAGATTCAGCGACTAGCACTTGACCTTTACCATAACCTAGATCTTTTGCATCGTGAGAACCCTCAATATCTTTGACGATGAGAGGCTCAACAAGCCAGTCAACGCTATCGATTACGAGAGTTTTGAATGCGTGGTCTTCTTTCAACAGAGTCTTGATGCTTTCAACTACATCATTGATTTCTGCTGCACGAGGGAACGACGTTACGTCAAGGGAATCAAGACCATCTTCAGTATTGATGAAAATCGGATCAGGGAACTGAGATGCGATCGTTGATTTACCGATACCATGGTTCCCATAAATGCAGAGCCGAGGAGGTAATTCTTGCTTGCCCTTTACAAGCGTTTTCATAAAACTCATAGTATTTCCTTTATTAAAAATGTACTACAACTTCGTTATAACGAAATATCCTAGAATCGAATTGAAGCAATTTCAAATCCAGTCCTGGACGAGTTTGCGCGATGACACCGACGCATACTGCTGCCAACTTTGGATCGCCAATCAAACATAAATAATCGTTATCTTGAAAATCCATTAAAACCTCTCTCGCATACTCTACAAGATCGATATTGTCAGTATCAACGTCTGTAAATATATGCTCGATTGATCCGAATCTTGCTGCATCTTTGATTGTTTTCCCGAGAGAATTGTCAACGATCCAACAGACGGAGCGGTCTTCGTCCATACTTACTCCTTTCTTAACATCTTCTGTGAAACTAAAACCTAATTGAATGTCGCGTTTCAAGTTATTACCTTTATAAAAATTTATTAGCGCCAATGTCTTTGACTGTTTTAATTATAGCTTGAAAATACCAATCAAAATTCAAATCTTCAGGAATATTTTTTGGTAGAACCATGCATGCTTTTGCCCCATCAGTCTTAGCAACTTTGTTTCCGTTAGTAGAATAAACAATCGGAGGTAATTGCTCAGTAGTTTGATACCATCTAACAACTCTACCGAGATATTCATCGTTTTGAACTCCACCGCCAGTCACACTTCTAACGCTGATGAAATCAGTCAAAGATGCATTCTTCAATGTCTCTTCAAATGATGTGCCTCTTGAAAGCCAGTTCGCTACCGCCTTTGAAACGACAGGCGCAGTAGGGTTCTTGCTTAAAGTGGGCGCGCTATAAATTCCTTTTATCTTTACTGATCTATCCTCCTTTACCGCGTAGTAGTTATTGACATCTTTCAAAGCAACACAGCGATAGGGTGTCGCTTCAAATATAAAACCTGTTTTCTGACTGAAATCTTTGATGATCTTTTCAACGACAGGATGACCATACTTTCTATAATAGAGCATGATTCCGTCAGTATTCGCTGATACGACGCTGATCTTATGATATTCAAGAGTCTCGATCAAATTCAAAAGAGTCAATTGACCTGTCAATGTAATGTTGATCATTACGTCTGGCGAATACAAAGGTGAGTATTTATTCGCGGTCTTACCGAATGTTCCGTTCAAGGCAATACGTAAACTATCCGCTATAACCATGTTACCTGCTCGCTTGCCTTCCAAGCGCATATTGAAAACCTTGCGGTACTCTTCAAGAAACTTGACCCCAGTGTTCATCGGTATCAGGTTGCAGTTCAACATGATCGCAGGATAATATGAGGCTACGTCAAAGTCAACGACGCAGTGTTCATCGTCAGTAACGTAGCACACCTTCCTGTCGTGCTGGGAATGAAGACCGCCTACACCCATTTGATAGATACCTTTGCCGATATTAACGAGACCATCCTTCAAGAAGTCTGGGAGAATAACGTGACCCGTCTCCGCTACGTCAAAAGAATGCGCTTCCATACGCTTCAAAAGGTCTTTGAGCTCAGGTGTTTTGAACTGGATGAAGTCAGGTGCTTTGTATGAAACTGTCTTCGGAATAACAGGCTCTTTACGCTTAAGTTTGAGCTTTTTCATAAACATCTGCTCAGCGACCTGAGAGTCAGACTTCGAACGAGCATCAAACCCATACTCTTTGCTGATCTCAACGCGGAGTTGCAATTGACCCTGAAGCCGATTGTATAGTTCCGCAGTAGTGTCAAGGTCATTATGGCAGTATTTCAAAATGATTTCAAAGTCCTCGTCTTTGATGATGGAGTCATGATGAAACGGCAAGTCTTGAATGACAGGCATGTTCATACGAGCGCCATATGTTTTTAAACTAACGAAGCTGGGCGCGACTTCAATCAAATCAATATGATCCATCATCGGTATCTTGAAGCCGAAAGACTTCTCAGCTTCCCACGGCATCAGGTTTTCCTGAATGATTTTATCTCCGAGCGCTTTCGCTTCCTCGGTAGTCTTGCCAGTCATGAAGTAACTAATGACAGGCATATCGTAGCGATTGCCGTTGAACGTGATGAATGTGTTATTTGACTTCATGAGCTCTTTCAATCGATCACAAGCGCCTTCCTCATGACCCCAGATATGGAAGCGGTCACCAGTCTCAAGAATCAATCCGCAAAGTAGGAAAAGATTCTTAAACACTTCAGTATCGATAACGATTGTTTTCATCAGTCTTGATTGACGTAACCTGAAGTAGCATCACCTTCGAAAAGATCAGGTTGCATTTCATATTCAAGAGCAATTTCATACTCAGTCATTTCAATCTTCTTTTCAATGAAATGAATGGCTTTCTGTAGATCTTCAATAGACTTGAGCTTATCACCTTTCTTACCGAAGCGGAAGATATACTTAGTTGCTGCGCCAAGGAGGTAATCACCATCAAGATACTCATAAACAAGATCCCAATGCTGAGGCTTATTGCCTGTGTTGTAGTGTGAACCGCCAATCTGATTCTTATTTGCTTGCATTTTTTGCTTCCCTTCTCATGATCCATTGTTTAGTAGCCAACTGCCAATCTGACGCGATGATACGATTAGCCCATTCAGTTCCGTCACTGACTTTATTCCTGCGGTTATAGCTGACATACGCCATAGGTTGAGCTACGAGAGTGAAGAAGTCATTCGCATACCCGCGCTTTTTGTATGGGTCTTCGCAAAATATCTCACACTCCCTCAAGAACATTTCCCAATCACCCTCATACAAGTCTCTAGGTTTGACAGCGTTAGTGCTGTAATAATCAAACCCTTCTTCGCTCGTCGGAGGAGACATCATTATCGGTAGCGCGTCATACAACTTAGTATAAAGATGAAGATTATTAGAAACTGTGTAATAGCAACCAACAGGAATATTCAGAGCAATCGCGATGAACTCTTGAATGATTGAGAAATGAACAGGGTTAGCACCGCAGTATCCCCACCAGAAGTCATTAGACCGATTCGTGATGAGCATATCTAGTTTGCCGTTCACGATTGAGAACATGACGGAAGTGTTACAGGCTTTATCAAGAGTGCTCTTGTTGAAGTCTGCAGTGTCCCAGAGTTGAATAACAGCCTGACGAGAGTTAGGTGTGAACTTGAGGTGGTCAATCACCGCTTTCAATTGATCAAACCCGAACCGATGCCGAATACGATGACCATATGGCGCATTAAACCTTTCGCCATCGTCGCTGAACTGACCGATTCTTGAATTGAACTGCTCCAAGAACGCTACGTCATCACGACCTGCGAGCATCCAGATACTTTCCATCAAATGAAAAATAGGGTTAGCGTCTCGTGCGCCATAAAATAGAACACGCTCACAAGGGTTAGTGATTTTAGTCAAGACTGGTTCGTCTATCCTATAGGCTTCTCCATTTCTAGTTTCAGTTAAAACACCTGAAGTTTTGAATCTCCAGAGCGCTTCTACAAAAAGCTGATTGACGTTTATTGCGGCTATTTCCATTTAAAACTCCGTTGTTGATTTATAAACCTGCTTTGGTGTGCCTTCTCCGAACTTGACACGCAGGTACTTGTCAAACTCGCACATAACATTTTGAACATCGTGAAGTGTCAAATCATTGAACTGATGGTTTGAATCAACTATCATCTCTCTGACTTCAATCAGTTCTTTGATAAATTGATCGTTTTCAAACGAGGTCTTTAAGTAGCGCTCATGAAGCCTGTTCAATCCGCGCTTGCTTCCTGGACCTTGAGGCGCGTAGGTATATAAATCTGTCGCGTTGAACAGCTGACCCATGATATATGTCAAGTCCGCAGTAACCTGACCCGCGATGAATGTTTTGATGCCGAAGCACTCTGATAAAACATTCGTAGTGAGCTCAATTGAGTCTTGCTCAATAGCGCGCCTTACGTCATCAGCAATATCAACTAGAGGCGCGATGATATGGTTGGTCATGTTTTCAGACTTCGTTCCTTTGAGTCTTGTTGGGTAAACGACGTATGCGCTTGAGAACATTTTGATCTTGGCTCGCTTCAACTCTTCTAGGCAATGAATGAAATACGAGCCTTCAAACTCTTCAACGCGATGAGGTATGGCATCTTTCTCAAGAAGATACTTCAGAGTCGGTGGCCAATTGATCAGGCGAGCAATCAATGCCTTGAACCAAACGTCACCAACATTGTTCGTATAATAGTTTTTCAATAGCCAAGCCGTAACGCGGTCATCTCTTCTGCGAACATTACAGAAACGATATTTACCGAGTATCTCATCGTCAGTCAAAACTGTCAAACCAGCTTCTTTGCGCTTACGAATGAGCTCTCTCTCGTTAGTAAAGTCAATCAGATATTTGTAGAGTGCCATTTTCAGCTTTCTTGATAACTTCTAAAGTAGAGTTAAATGCGTCAGTGTGATCAATCGTGACGACTTTGACTCCACCCATTTCATAAAGGTTCTTGCACGCAGCATAAGTAGATTTGTGCGCACTGATCGTATTATCAGGATTAAATGGGCGATCGTCGCCTCTTTCTTTTCTACGTGCAAGAACTCTTTCAAGACAGACCTCAAGTGGCGTGTCTAACATTGCTGCTACATAAGCCTTTGTTGGCGCTAACATCTTCGTCGTGATAGCATTCGGACCAACCTTGCTTAGTAATAATCCTTCTAATAAAACGTGACCCCTAGGATGAGCAGCAAGGGCGCGTTCCGCAATCTCCTCTTGCGTACTGATTCCGTCAGTTCCTCCGCAGGTATTTTCATACGAACCGATGACATAGAGCTTTTCGTTGATACCCTCGTTTGAGAGGTCAACTTCATAGCCCCAATGCTTCTTGCCGTTCGGATCGGGCAGAGGCTTTGTAGGGTAGTCAGTTAGAAACTTGCGCGCTACGGTAGTCTTACCGCTTCCGCTGGTTCCTCGTAAGCTTAGAATCACGTTCATTTCTCTTGTGCCTTTTTAAGTTTTTTAATGCAGTTAGCAGCTCTGATAAACAACAGATGGTAATTTTGAAAAATTACACCTGGATGAGTAGCGTGATCTTCCAACGATTTGACCAAAATATCATCTGGCATATAGGTCACTGACTCTCTGAGCTGAACTCCTGCTTTGTACCCTTCGCGCCATGCATGACGATGGGCAAGACAGTAGCGAGACACATGACTGGTTAACTTTTTACAAGTTTTGCAGGGAATGTCTTTAGTCACTCTTCTTTCTCCAATAAATACTCACCACGGAATGGCTTACCTGTCTCAGCGAACATACTTGCTTTGACCTTACGAGGAACGACATCTTTTTCGCATTCTTCACGAAGCCAGTCAGGTAGATTGTTCGCTCGTATCTCTTTGAACGGCTCGGTGAACTTTTGAAATCCGCGAGAGTCATACCATTTGATTCTATCCCAGCCCATATCAGAATACACTCCTGGATATCGACGACTGAAGAATCCGTTCTTGAACTGGCACAAGCACGACTCAAGAGTGAATTTACTTGTGTCAGGGCTATACCCAAACTCTTGCGTAAACTCGCGTAGGAACTTGTCTGCGCGGTTTTCGAGCATGATGCAGGTGTCTTCAAAGTGAGGGTAGTTTCCGTCGTGTGAGTCAGGTTGGCGCTTATCAAATACGAGCTCGTCTCGACCGAGCAAAAAGAACATTCCGTTACGATGCGAACGCGATCCGCTGAAGTCATTAAACATCAAATCCGTGCAATCAGAACCATATCCGTTGATCTTAACATACTCAAGATATGAGAACGATGAGAGCCTGCCGAAACTTTTGATCTGAGTCGCGGTAGCCCAGAGTTGCTCATAGGTTTTATTTGACCAGAGCTTTGCTTGGCTACCTGCGTCCTTGACCAACTCAGCGTAAGAGAACAACCCAGAGATTGTATCTTTCTTTTGCTTGTTACGATCGGTATCAAATGATAGAGTCGTCCACGCGTCATTGAACTTAGCGTGTGCTTCGCGCCATTCAAGATTGCTCTGAGGAATGGTCGGCATGAACTCAATAATCTTCAACGAGGTGATCGGGTTCTGCGTATGACCATTGATGGTTGCAAACCAGAGGGAGTCCTCGTCGCTCCAGCCGAAATACTTTTTGAGCTCAGGCATGTAGAGGTAAACCAGTCCAGGATGAATCTTGAAGACCAGATTGAGATTGTAGAGAGACTTGAAATATCTCATTCTGTTGTCAGGTTTTCTATAATCGACTACCATCTTTTGTTTCCTTCTTTGAATCCGTAAATATATCCCAACACGAGACCCAACAAAAAGCCTGTGAAAAATATCAGAGCCAAACTTATAGTTAGAAATATTTCCATATCATCCTCTCAAATATTGAGTCATGTGATGCTTCCAGATCGGAACCCATTTTGCTGGATCTTTTCTGATCAAAACTGAAACTCGAGTAGCGTAATTTAGATGAAACTTACGAGCCATACGACCCCCAAAATGATATACTTCAGACCCCAGAA